CCATTACCAAAAAGGAGCAAACAAATGGAAAGCTCCTTTAATTAAAGTAGAGGTACTAAATCGCACCGCTACCGATACCGCTACTGTACCACAAAGTGAACCGCTACAGGTACCGCAACCTATACCGCTACCTACCCATATATATAAACTAATAACAGATAACCTAAAACTTATAACAGAAAATGTTTCTGCTTTTGAAAATTTTATTTTTGAATTACAGAATAAACCATTAACCATATATAGCGATGCAGATGAAAAAGAATTTGCAAGGTTTAATGAATGGATAGATGATGAAATTCCGCATTTAAGGAAAAAAGGAGAGCAGATAGATATCAAACAGTATTTTAAATTAAAAACCGTAGAGGGTTTTTCGAGTGATGAACTAAAAGATTATTTGAGAAGCCTTGCAGAATGGAAAAACAGCAACAAAACAGTTTACAATACCATTATCAAATGGAGAAATAAAAACTTAAAAAATGGAAAATAGAATATTACCACATAACGAAGATTCTGAAAAGATAGTATTATGTTCTATTTTGTTGGACGTGAACGCATTCGCGGAAGTGAAACCAATAATCACTTCGGAAATGTTTTATAACTCATTTCACGCTGAACTATACGAAAATATTTTGAATTTAAGTAAAGAGGGAAAAGCACCGGATATTGTACTTCTTTCAGAAAAATACAAAGGCAATACAAACGCTATTTTAAAGATAGCTGATATATCAGGCTTTTTATCGATTGATTATTACGACCACGCTTTGAATGTGCAAGAAAAATATATCAGGCGTTTACTTTGGAAAATCGGTAATCAGCTTTCAAATGATGTGCTTTCCCATACGAAAGAAACAGACGCGATTTTAGGCGATTTACAGCGTAGTTTATCGGATATTCAGCAATCAGTATCACAGTCAAGCATTGCCACATTTAGCGACACAGTAAAGGAAGTTTATAAGCAAATAGAAAATAATTTGAAAGGCGAATATTTGACTGGAACAGATACCGGATTCTATCAAATAAACAAAGTATCTGGCGGGTTGCAAAAAAGCGATCTGATAATAATTGCAGGCGAAACATCTCAGGGAAAAACTTCTTTGGCACTTTCATTTATTGTAAAAGCGGCAAAAACGGGAGAGGGTGTTGCGGTTTACTCTATGGAGATGAAAAGAATACAGCTAACTACAAGGATTCTCTCAATGAATACAGGCATACCGAGCAGTGAAATTTTGTCTTCTCAACTAGATATGGAGCATATAGAGATACTTGACAAGGGAGTAGGCCGACTGGGAAACCTTCCTATTTATTACGACGATAACTCGACTTCAAACATTGATAAAATTATTGCATCAATCCGAACAATGAAACAAAAGTTTGATATATCCGGTGCCGTCGTTGATTATTTGCAAATCCTCAACGTCAATCAAAAGGCTTTTAATAAGGAGCAATCAATGGGCGATGCAGCACGAAGATTAAAGAACTTAGCCAAAGAATTAGATATTTGGATTATCGCCCTTTCTCAACTCAATAGAAACGAAACGAACCCGGTGCCAAACCTCAACCGATTAAGAGATAGCGGACAAATAGCGGAAGCGGCGGACATAGTTATGCTCGTTTACCGCCCAGAGTATTACGGTAGGAGTTACCCCGAACCATTTACGAAATATTCAACAAAAGGAACGGCAATGATTGATATTGCCAAAGGGCGCAACATTGGATTGCTAAAGTTTATTTGCGCCTTTGATGCAAAAACAACCCACTTTAAAGACTTTGGCGATGAGGTACCCGAAGTAGAGGAAGAAAGATATTTTTAATTTTTTAAATAACCAAATAACAACTCAAAATGAAAACAATTTTTATCAAAAAAAGTAGCAGGAAAAACCCAGCTTCTGAACTCGAACATTATTTGAATTTAGCCTATGAGCTGGTTAGAGATTACAAATTTGTTTCCGACTTAATGAAAGACAAAGAACTTATTTTATCTCAACCCGATGAGGAGATAAAAATGATTGGCGCAATGATTTATCTACTATGTAAGTCCATAAATTCCGATTATGAAGTTACTTTTTCAGAAAACGGAATAAGTGTTGAAATAGTCAGGCAATAAAATAATTAAGCAACAAAAAGAGAAAAAGTTGAGAGAACAAGTCGTTTATTACTACGAATAGAAATCATCCCGAGGTTCCATTATTTGGCGATGAGGTAATATTCAAAAAATTTACAAATCGGACAAAATCAGACTAAAAGGAGAAAAAATGAAATATTCAAAAAAAATAAGAGATGAAATATATAATCTTATCGCATCAGACTCATATACAATAACGGAAATTTGTTCTATTGTCGGTATTTCTCGAAATACTTACTATGATTGGCTACAAAAATACCCAGAGTTTGAAAAGGCTATTTCAGACGCTGAAGATGATTATAAAGAGCTGATTAAGGTAGAAGCGAAAAAATCTCTTGTAAAGCTCATAAAAGGCTATACGGTGCAAGAAAAGAAAACCGTAACAGCCGACACCGGGAAGAAAGACGAAGAAGGTAAGCCTATTGTTCGAGTTAAAGAAGAAACTGTTACAAATAAACATTATCAACCAAACATAACAGCGGTTATTACGGCACTCACAAATTTAGACCCGGAGAATTGGAAAAATCGACACTCGCAAGAGGTTACAAGTACTGTTTCATTGAAGAGCGAGTTAGATGGTTTATCTGATGAGGAACTTCAACAAATCATTGATGGAGAAATGTAATGTTAGGTTAATAATCTGTTGACTAAAGATTACATAGATTTATTTGATAATATTTCAAAAATCCTGCATTAAAAGCCCTTTGTAATCACTTGATAGCTTTTGATATAATTTCTTAGCCCTTTCATCATTTCCACGGATTGAAAAAAGAATGTATAGATGATAATTGTAAGTATCAACGCTCGGGTGGTTTAAATAAAAATCCTTTTGCTCTTGAATAGAAAAAGTTTCGTATTCTCTAAACCCAAATCGCTTTAACTCCTCCTTTGTTGGGTTGTGGTCAAATATTGTTTCCATATCTTTTTGATTCAAAGTTAAACAAAAATATTGTTATTTAATAAAAGAATTAATTGATAAAAAAGCAACCACCTTCCGATGATTGCTTTATGAGAGCTCGGCTTAACATCCATCGCTTGCGTATGGCTTCGCACTTCCCGCTCTCTGGCGGTCAAAGACCACTGCAAAGATACATATTATTTTAATTGTTCAAAATGAAATTAATTCAAATTGACGTTTATTTTTTAGACGGTTCCGGAATAATCTCCTTAACCGTCTTTTTTATGAACACATTAAACAATCAACCGTATTTCTCTTTATAAGCCTCATAGAATCGCTCCAGCTGCTCAAAAGTTTCAATCCGATATGTAACCTCATCAAGAACAATAACGCCGTAAATCGGCTCTTTTGGCGCAAATAGCTCTATAATTTCAACTTCTAACGCATCGGCTATTTCTTTAAGTCTTCCAATACTTGGATTTCCGTTTAGTGACTTGCTTAACCCTACCTCTGTAATATTTATTTTATCAGCAAGGTCTTTAAGCATAATTCCTTTTTCTTTACAGATGTCTTTAACCCTTAGTTTCATAATTATACAATTTGTTTAAGCACAAAAATACAAATAAATACACAATAAGTTTAATAATTCCGATAAAAACATACGATTTGTATAATATTTAATATTATTTAACTTTTTATTGTTGCATATTAATTATACAGTTTGTATATTTGTATCAGAATAATTAAACAAACTGTATAATTAGCGAAAGATATGAAAACAACAATCAACAAATCAGATTTAATGAAAAGAGCTTGGGCAATTTTCAGAAGCGGACACGAATTTTATTCACGTTCTTTCTCTCTTTCACTTCAAAGAGCTTGGGAAGTTGAAAAAGCGAATTTGAAATACAGAATCGAAGAAGCTGAAAAAGCTGCCAGAATCGCAGCCGAGCAAGAAAGATTAAACAAATGGTGGTCGAGCGAAGAATACAAAGCAATTAAAGACGTACGTGTACAGCCTTCACTTGAAACAATGGAAAGCTACTACCGTTCGGGAGTTTATTCAGGAGATTAATCATTAAATATCACATTGAAATGAAAAAAGAAGATTTATCAAAAATTATGAGCCTGTCGTGGCAATTCACCCGAAAGAATGGATACAGCAGGAGCGAGGCGTTAAAGGCGGCCTGGGTTAATTACAGGCTCATACAGGCGATGCAAACGCGTATCGTGAAGTTTTACTTTCAGAAGGTTGATGGAAGTGTGAGGGAAGCCTGGGGCACGTTAAGAGGCGACCTATTACCCGGAGGGGGAGATAACAAAATGAAAAACAGCACAGTACAAGTGTACTATGATACCGAAAAAGAAGGATGGAGGAGCTTCAAGAAGGCCAATTTATTACAAGTGGTTTAATTGTATAACAACCATTTAAAAACAAGCATTATGACAGCAACATTAAAAACACCGTACCTTGGGTACACGAGGATCGAGCTTATCGAGAAGATATGCTATAAATGGCTCGTCCGAATAATCGGTCCGGGTAAAGAAATTGAAGTTTATGAAGACGAATTCGAGATTGATTAATAATATCTTAAAGTTGCGCACGACACGGATTTAGTGCATATCAGTATGAAAACAGAAAATAAAGATTTAGCGGTTATAACATTAAAAGAGTCGGATGGTTTTAAATCCGGTTGTGAAGTAAAAAATGAGAAAATGGAAACTTTCTTAGATGAAGGCAACTTAATACTTATTAAACGGATGTTTAGCGATGAGGATAAATATAAGCATTATATGACTGCTCTCTGGTTGTTGCGAGATTTGCTTGCAAGGAATATAGACACCTGCGATCAATTAAATGCAATAAAACACCCGCAGTTTCCGCTATTTGATTTGATAAATAGCCTTATAGGTGCATTATTACGTGAA